ATGCTCACCGTTAAGCAGATTGAAGCAGCAAAGCCGAAAGAAAAACCATACCGCCTTCTCGATGGTAATGGCCTGTACCTTTATGTCCCTGTATCCGGGAAAAAGGTATGGCAGCTTCGCTACAAGATTGACGGTAAGGAGAAAATCCTGACCGTCGGAAAATATCCGCTTATGACTTTGCAAGAGGCAAGGGATAAAGCATGGACTGCGAGGAAAGACATCTCGGTTGGCATCGATCCGGTAAAGGCGAAAAAGGCTTCGTCTAACAACAATTCCTTTAGTGCGATTTACAAGGAATGGTACGAGCACAAGAAGCAAGTCTGGTCAGTAGGCTATGCAACTGAACTTGCCAAAATGTTTGATGACGACATTTTACCCATCATCGGCGGCCTTGAAATTCAGGATATTGAGCCGATGCAACTGCTGGAAGTAATCCGCAGATTTGAAGATCGCGGTGCAATGGAGAGAGCCAACAAAGCCCGCAGAAGATGCGGCGAGGTTTTCCGTTACGCTATTGTCACTGGTAGGGCTAAATATAACCCGGCACCTGACCTTGCTGACGCCATGAAGGGATACCGCAAGAAGAACTTCCCGTTTCTTCCAGCAGACCATATCCCTGCATTTAACAAAGCACTGACAACATTTTCAGGAAGTATCGTATCGCTCATTGCGACCAAAGTTTTACGCTACACAGCCCTAAGAACGAAAGAGCTTCGCTCCATGCAATGGAAGAACGTCGATTTTGAAAACAGGATTATCACCATCGACGCCAGTGTAATGAAGGGACGCAAAATTCATGTGGTTCCTATGTCAGACCAGGTAGTTGAACTTCTCACTACGCTAAGCTCAATCACCAAACCAGTATCAGAGTTTGTTTTTGCCGGGCGCAACGATAAGAAGAAGCCAATTTGCGAGAACGCTGTACTGCTTGTGATCAAACAAATCGGCTATGAAGGTCTGGAAAGCGGTCACGGATTCAGGCATGAATTCAGCACGATTATGAACGAGCACGAATGGCCTGCTGATGCTATTGAAGTGCAACTGGCACATGCCAACGGCGGATCTGTGCGCGGGATTTACAACCATGCTCAGTATCTCGATAAGCGCAGAGAAATGATGCAGTGGTGGGCGGATTGGCTTGATGAAAAGGGGGAGTGATCCCCCCCACCAGAAACTTCCTGAGGATCATTACAGAAATCACCACAGCATAGACAGGTTGGTTGAGCATTATCAGCGTTCAGACATTGACGGGACCTGCATTTTCATCAATGGCAAGGAATTTAACATGCCATGGAGCAGCCAAGTTAAGAATGTTGATATAGAGAGATTTCTCATCCATGGTGAACACCATCATACACTAAATCAGTAAGTTGGCAGCATCACCTTCATCACAATCTATTGATATTACAAAAAATGTGCATTTAAATTTTTATGGATAAGAACTATCTTATTGTGTTAAAATGATGAATCGCAAATGTATATGATATTTTTTTGGAATGCAAAATGAATTGGAAAAGGATAAACTCAATATCATTTTTAAGAGTGTTTTCAATATTATCAATAGTAATATATCATCTATCTCGCGCCTCAATAGATGCCGGATTCACTCCATCCATGTCGCATGAAATGGATATACTATCAATGCTTGGAGTTTCGTTTTTCATTATAATTTCAGGTGCATCATTAAATGTAAGCATGAAAAAGAACAGATCTACGCTTGATTTTTTCAAAAAAAGAATTAAATCTATATATATACCATTCTGGACTGCATATATAATAGTATCAATATTACTGTATCTGTCACGTGGAAGGATTTCTTTAGGAACTGATGTATACAAACTCCTCTTAACGTTTTCAGGGATGGACGGATGGCTTGGGTGGAGAACGCAAACATATTACTTGATTGGAGAGTGGTTTACAGGATTTATTTTAATATTGTACTTATTCGCTCCGTTGATATTTATTGGAGTAACAAAAAACAAATGGATTATGCTGTCCTTATCTTTTGTTGTGAGCTTTTTTTCTTACAATTTTAATGATGATCTACGGAATTATATAGATATATTAAATCCAGTATCAATGTGGAATCCAGGAACTCGATTATTTGAATTTGTTTTTGGATTTATAATTTATGATTATATATTAGGTGATAAAAAAACAAGAATATCATTATTTATGATATCATTATTTATTTGTATAGCTTATATCCTATCACCAAAAATAATAATAAACACTTATGTTTTTGTTCCTTTTTTCATTGCCATGTTTTGTTTTATTTCTATTGTTTATGAGTCAATAATAACTTCAGATTCAGTAAACAAAAAAAATAGAATATGCATCAGGATTTTCATTTTTTGTATTCTTGTTTCATCATATAATTATATATGAAGCATATGATTATGGGATAATAAATTACAAAACAGATTTCCAATTCTATTTTGGATTCATTTCAATTATTGTTTTGTGTGTTTTGCTTTCAAAGCCAGCGATGTTAATATCATCTCGATTTAAATAAAAACATCAATTATATTTATATGAGTATGGCAATGTGTTTATTGAATAAAAAAATAAACACATTGCATATTTATCTAATTTTATTTTAATTAATGTACAAGTACAGTGATGGTTACTTCCTTTGATTCATTTACTGATACTACCCTCCCTACGGCTTTACGATAATCTATAAATGATGGTTCTGATATGTACACCCCGCTTATGCCACCATTAGAATCTCTCTGTGGTATAAGATACTCGCCTGGATTTCCGCCGATGACATTAACAGGAACGCGACCACAAAAGGCTAAGCGGTCAACTTTCTTCCTCTCCTCTTCTGAGGATGCTATCCATTGTTTGTATTCAGCACTCTCCATGTCTGGCTCATTATTTCTGGCCCACTCCTGCTCTGAATTCCACGATACAAGTTCGACTTCATAGCTTCGGAAGTATTCAGCATAAACTGACTCTGCCTCTTCCTGTGACATCCCTGACCGAATCATAGCCGAGACCATAGAATATTCAGGTTTCACGGGTTTTTGTTTTCTGAGTTTCTTTTCCCATTCTGCCCATTCTTGCGATGGGTATTCTGGGCGCTCGCTTTGTAGCCATGTGTCACCGCCAACAAGACATGGGTTGGTACTTTTTACCATGAAGCTAACTGCACTGTCATATCTGTCAGTGATATTCCCGTCCGCGTCAATTCCGCATATATCGCCTGGCTTAATGTCTCCACAGCCTTCTGATTTGTAGAAATATTCAGCGTAATCAGCTCCGGAAGAATTAACTGTGCCAGCGCAGTTTATGCTCCTGTCCGTTGCTGATGACTTTCCTACGAACATAACAGCGTCTGATGCGTTCGCACCTCCTGAGGCTTGTTGCCGTATGACGACCCCAGCTGCTCCATTGGGACCAAACTGTGCGGCGATTTCGTTCACCCCCTTTCGGTTTGTTTGTGTGATGCTACCGGCAGGGTCAATGATAAGTACGTTGGTTTCCTCTCCAACACCATCAACCTGTGACGCCAGCACAAATGCCGCAGCGTTGGGGGTTAGAATTTTGATACCGGACTGATCGTGGTCTGAGAAGAACCCATATGATGTAGCACCCCATGAGCGATATGAATATGTTGAACCAGGCCAAACATCATGTGCTTTGCCAAACTTACCTACAGCCTGGTATGCGCTATCAACTATCTCATCAGGATTAAATGCATTGTTGTTGATAGCTTTATAAACCTGACTATCAGAACCTGTTCCGTCTTTATATAGGTTAAGCATCACCTCCATACCAACTGCAGACGTTGCAGCTGCATCTTCAGGAACTGTTACAACAGTATTATTCCCCCATACACGATATACAGGAGAGATATAAAGTGTTCCTGATGGAGTGCTCTGAGTTCCTGACGTTTTTTCATACCATCCATCAACGGTGATGCTTGACGAATTAAACCCCCTAATAAGACCAAACCATGTTTTCGAAGATCCTATAACCACCGCGGTCATATTTATCCTGACCTTAGCCGGATCAATGGTAATACTAGATGCTCCTGTTGTGCTAAAAATAGCTCCAGTTAGCGTGTACAATGGCGGTAATGCAGTATTTTCAAAATATGTAGCAGCAGTATCTGTACTGCCGTATTGGGCCAGCGATTGACCGGTTCCGGCGCCTAGAATGCCGGTAAAATGCTCAGCATCACGAGTCGCAGCCACAGCCGTTAAAACACATGCATCTTCAAAAACACCAAATGGTTGTTTTTGATGCTTTATTCCTCCATATCGGAACTCATAACCATCAGAAAAACTTCTATCAGATCTGTTATATGAACCAGGTATTAGCCCTGGAATTAGGAAATCAGCATTTTTCTCAATGATGTAATGCCCATCTGATATCAGCCTCGTCATATCAGCAGAAGATGCTGCTTCAATGCCTTCTTTTACTGGCAGCCAAAATCCTGATGGCTCTTCATCGCTGGTTATGGTGTGCGGTATGGTTGCCGTATATCTATAAACGGTTGCGCTACCAAGATGCAATACAACATCGCATGGGTTATTTATTGTTACTCCTGGTTTGAAATATCCAATTAAATTATATCCAGGAAGTTTACTGTATTTATCCCAAAGATTTAATAAGTTTATATCAAGGTAGGAAAACTTTGATGATGGATCATACTTCAGCACATTAGGAAAATAGAACTGCTTAGCACCATATGCATCATATACAGCCATGGAATGGCCTTGCACAGTTACGAATTTGGCAATCTGTCCGTTATATACCGGATAACCAGCAGCGTTAATGATGATTGGTTGAGAAACAGGAACATGAGAACCATCTTCGTTTTCTACATAAACCTGAATCTGGTTTTCAGGATTTACCGGGTCAGTGTCAATTTTACCGATATAAATTTTGCCATTGGCTACGGCTTTAAAAGAACGCGCCATAGTGAAGAGTTGCGAAGGCATGCTTACTACAACATTGGCTGTAATGTCTGTCATTTAATTTGCTCCAGATACAAGGAATCGCCGAAGCATGGCTACGGTGAATTTTTGGCATAAAAAAACCCAGCCGAAGCTGGGTCGTTGCGTTGGTTATCTGTCAGTAGTTATGTACTGAAGGAGGTAATTCTTTATTCTTAAGTCTCATCCATGCGGAAAGATTCGTTGGTCCGTCTGGCTCATTAATATCAACATCTCGTGTATGGTTGATTAAAACATCTCTCGCCATATCGATAATACGGGAGAACTCATAACCGCAGTCATGACATCTGCCGGAATAGTTCGATTGAATTTGTTTTAGCGCCGGATACAGTTCGCGGAATAATGCCTGTGAGCGGTTGGCATAATCCCATAACCATACAAGGCTGTTTGCTTCTTTTGCAGAAAGCTCGTCGGTTTTCTTCTCTTGTTTGCCGATGAACTCGCCTTCAAGCACTACCCTGTGGATGTACTCTACGGCCAGCGGGATTTGTTCAATTGAAAGTTCATCAATACTGTCAATACCAAAACGCTGATGAACCATATTGTATGCATCGTCATAGCGAAGTCCTTTCTTTCCTACCAGCATGTTTACTGCATCGCGTAGCGGTGTTCTTTCCTCAACAGTGGTTTTCTTTCCTTTTACATACTCGCCATGTTTGCGAATTGAAGGCAGAACTTCTGCTGTTACCCACTTGCGGAATTTGTGCGGGACTGAACCTTTATTGACAGCATCGCGGCAGCGCAGAACCAATGTATACATACCTGATTCGCTAACAATGCTTAGATTCTGCTCACCACCAAGGGTGTAACTTAAAGTTACTCCCTTTTCATCGTCATCAAGTGCAGTAAGCGCCTTGCGTGAGTTAGTCAGAGTTAAAGCATCACAAACATCTTTTGCCACAAACCACGGCTCACCGCACTTGTTGATGACGCGGATTTCACTGTCGCCGAATTTGAAGATGGTGAAATCGTTTTGTGCCTTTGCTATACTTTTCATGTCAATATTTCCCGATCAGATTTGTTGATACCGAAGCCCTGACTGTTCCCGCAGTTGGGGCTTCAACGTTTTTCCACTTCATTTTGAATTTGCTTAAGTAGCATATTTGTCTCGTCAAGCCTCTTGTTAATACGGTCAAGGCTTTCTACTAAATCGTTATGTGCATGTGATACCTCGTAATTTGAGACTGATTTCTTTTCCTCTATCGTCTTTGTCAATCGTTCCCCTGATTGATACATATTGATTAACGATGTAAAAATCACGAGCAAGCAAACTACAATGATTGCGCCAGACAAAAATTGTAAAGAACGATCAAGCAATGACACCTTCATACCGTTATCCCCTCTCTCTTCAGGCTGTCCAGCACCCGCTTGTAAATCTCAGAGTTAACAGATCGCCCGTTCTCTTCAGCTACCTTGCGCACCAAATCCAACACTTCTTTAGGCCACCGCAAATTGAACTGCGGCATTTTGCTCATTCCTTTCATGTTCACCTCACAATATAGGTCCACCGTGGACCTATTGAGAATATAGTAGAGTGCTTCTATCATGTCAATACACTAACTTGGAGTGATGGCATGGCTAGAGATGATCCGCACTTTAACTTCCGTATGCCTTTGGAAGTAAGAGAAAAATTGAAATTAAGAGCCGAGGCTAACGGAAGGTCAATGAACTCTGAGTTATTACAAATCGTTCAGGATGCTCTCTCAAAGCCATCACCGATTGCAGGCTATCGCAACGAAGCTGAACGCTTGGCTGATGAACATTCGGATATCGTAAAAAATATGGTATTCGAAACTTTAAAAAAACTTTATGGAAAAGAAAAGAATGAGTAATAAAGAGCTTGTTAAAAAATCAAATAACTGTGTCGATGCATATGCTGACTCATTTGGATACTCTTCATTTGGTGACGGTTCCCAGCGATTAGGTTCAATTTCTTTTTTTCATAATGTAACTGAATGGCCTGTTGATGAAAGCGGTGATGTTGAAAACATAAAGTACAATATTGCCACCATTAGAATGCCTGAAGAATTGATGCTTAAATTGGCGGACTTCATTCGCGACCAACATTATAAGGCTAAAACAAACGAGTCGTAATCAATGATGAAACACGATTATTACGAAGCTCCAAATCTAACTGAAAAGCTTGAACAAGCGGAAAAATCATCATCTTTGTACACAAATCCAATTTCTCAGTCATCAGGAATGTCTGGCATGAATATGGGCATGCTACAATCAAGTGGTGGTGGAGCTGGGAGTAACAACATGCTTGAGGCTAGGGTTGCACGGTTAGAGGCAGATGTTGAAAACATTAAGACCAATCTATCTGAGGCAAGGTCTGACATCTCTCGTTTGCGTGATATCTCAGCTGATACATCCAGAGATGTTGCGGTGGTCCTGCAAAAAATAGTAGATGTAGACGAAAAATTATCAAAAAAACCGAGTAAGAGCGAAGTCCAGACATTGATCTCTACTGCAGTAAACAAGCAAATACTATGGACCATAGGGACTGGATTTGCTCTTTTAGGGATAGCTAAATATATATTTTAGCTCACCTCATCAGCTATCTTCTTGTTCCATTCACTCAGCGCCACTGCTAGGAAAACTAAGGAGGTTGGTGTGAAGAAAAAATTTTTAAACGTTGCAAAGTGCGCAATTTTTATATTTTTTATGACCTTTTACGGATTTAGTGCCGGAGAAGGTTTCGATCGTGATGCCAATGCATTCAGTTTCTTTTGTCTGTCTATAGTGGTCATAATTGTATGGGTGGAATTAAAGCAAACATTGTTTCATGTGCTAGGGAAATAACCATCCATGGCATTTAGTCACTGCTGTGTTGCCTCAGTGGCAAGCAGCGGTCTGATGGCATTTGCAGCGTTACTTAATGCTCTTTCATAGGCTGGCGTTCCTGCTTTGGTGTTTGCCAGACGTAAGAGCGCATTCCTGGCCATAGGGCTTTCATAACCCCTCGACATAAGGCCAATCCCTGTTTCCCCAGCCAATAGCGCGCCTCCGGTTTTTAGGTTACCAATAACCCTTACCAAAGGCGCGAGTGTCATGCCAGTCTTCGTCACAACATTAGCCTCAGATGCTCTTTTGGTAGCATCGAGAATAGATAACATCCCCTCTATCTCTTTTCCGTTCTTCCCACCAAATACAGTTTTAAACACCTGACCATTTGCTTGTTTTTGCAGCTTGCCAAGCTCGGTCATCATTTTCTGAGGGCTGTCACCTACCTTGTCAGCTATTTTGCTGATATATGCCGCCCTTAGCATGTCTTTACCTTTTTGATCGAGTTTCCCGTACAATCGAGCTATATCTGACCCATATTGTCCATACACAATGGTATTTACAGCCTCGGGAGTTAAATCTCCTTTGTTTAGAACGTTTTTAAGGCGCGTTTGAGTTGCATGTGTTGCCATTTTTGCATAATCAGCTTTTCCCGCTCTCCATGCTGAAGCATCTTTTGGGCTAAGTCCTTTCGCTATAGATTTACTAAGGCTATTGGTTAGCGAGTTGTAGACCCTGTTGATCATTGTTTGCGACATTGATGGCAGAACTGTACGATCGCCTTTTACGTCAATGCGGAACTGAGTTCTCAGCTTATCAAGTAACTCAAAGGCATCATCTCCATTTGTTATCTCCTGAATGGCATTCTTATAATCATTAAGCGCAGAAATGGTCTGGGTGTCAGAAACACCTTTAAGTTTCCCAAGTTCGTTTACTGCTCCGTCGATGGCTCTTATGGCGCCACTTGTATCAACTGGCTTTCCAACCATTCTTCCTGACAGGTTGTTTAGTTTTGACTTGGCTAACGATTTTTCCCTTGCAACGCCTGACTTTAGACTATCAACGACTACAGATGGATCGTAGTCGCCGTATTTTTCGGTGAAGCGATTAACAAGCTTGGTTCTGGCATCCTGCTGTGCGGCTCTCATTGGTCCAGTACCAGCTATGACTCCTTCTGAGTAACCCTGCAGTTGATTGCCAAGTTTTGTTTTTGGAGGAACTACATCCGATGTCATAACTGGTACATCTGCCGCAGCGGCACGCTTGAGCAATTGCTGATCTGCTGGTGATATTTCGCCACGAACAGCAGTAATTCCACGCCCTATTCCCTTTGCTGCTGCGGAAAGAACACCCTGAGCGGCAAGGTTAACTCCGGCATTTTTAGCTGCATTTTGTGCGAAATCGCCTTTCTGATTTGCGGCCTCTGCCAGTGATCCAATAGCCATGCTTCCTGCCGTTCCAACTCCTGGAACTAAATACCCGCCAATTGTTTCTCCAGCTTGCGCATAAGGGTCTGTTGGTCGATCTACTGGACGATAGACATCATCCAAAACCTTGGGGCCGCCAAGCCCCTGGCTGATTGCATTAATCAGACTTGCGCCACCCTGCAATACGTCAAATGGTATGTTTACCAGACCACGACCAGCCTGTTCTGCAATTTGCCCTGCACTTTGACCACCTGTGAGCCAATCACCAGCTTGTTGCATCAATGATGGTTCTTCTTTCTGCTGCTGAGGCGGAGGGTATGCTGCATAAAACTGATCTCTTGCTTCAGCCCATTTGTCACCAGCCTTAGGGGCAACAACCTCATCAAAATATTGCGCTTGAGCCTGTGCTTTCTGTTCTTCAGTTAACGCCTGATACTGTGGAGAAGCGATAACATCTTTCCATGCTTTAGCCATTAATCACCCCATAAAGACGAGAAACCGGACTTATTGCTGTCGCTTCCTGATTTTCGCTCACTAACATATGTGTCATAACCTGATGAACTATATCCCATTGATTCAGCCTCCCTTGCTGCAACCTTTTGAAATACAGAATATTGCGATCGGATTTCAGATAACTGTTTTCTGACGACCTCTTCAGGCTGTGTTATATCGAGTTTCGCGATCAGGTTTTCCAGTTTTTGGCCTTCAGCATTGGAGAGGCTACCCATACCTCGCATAGTCTGCACGTTCTGGACAAACGCACCCGACTTTAATTCTTCTATCGCATTACGGTTTGCAAGCCCTTCAGCACTTGTGAAGCCATCTATATTTCTTCCTTCGAAGCGACCGATACCTTCAAGCTCCTTCTTACCAAGCAAAGAATCAATTTTCTCTATCCCTCGCTCACCAGTAATCAACGCATTGTTGTAATTATTGTTGCCATCAAGCCATCTCTTAGCCTGAGACATTCTGGCTGACGTTGCAGCTTTACCGGTTAGAGGATCAATTCCCGTCGCTGCTATCTGTGAGTTAAGAGACAAAACATCCATATCCTGAAGTTGTCCTGCTCTTTCAAGGGCCGCCTGTGACTGCTTAAACACATACTTGTCGTGATTCAGTCTTGCCATTTGAGCCTTATAGGAAAGATCCTGCCCCCTAATAGCCCTCGCATTCGTCATGTCATTATTGCGAATGGTTTCGTTAATTCTTTGCTGCTCCTGCTGGCGACCAACCATCTTATCCTGAACAGCAAACGCCTTTTCTGGTCCAAGCGCACCGAGAGACATAGTAGTCAGCATGTGTGATAGCTGCTCTGGATTCTGGATACCTGTCTGAATCATCCAGTCAGCATTCGCCCCCACGCGATTTAACCTGTCCTTGTTGTCAGTAATGAATTTACTGTAGGCTTCCGGTCCCTGAGAAAGAGCGACGTTAGCCCTCATGGCTAAATCGCCCATATCGTTGCGTTGCTGCTCATTAAGACCGGAAAACGCCTGTTGTGCCTGCGCAACAAACGCTGGATTTTCCTGGGCAAACTTAAATAGTCCCGATGGATCACCAGAAGCCCATGCATCAGCGTGAACCTTATTGAACGCACTAATAGCTTTCTGTTGCTGTTCCTGATTGTAAATATCAGCAACTCCAGCCAGACCACGTAACGCGGTCAGGCCAACGTTATTTGCACCTGAGCGAGCCAGTTCATTGTTTTCGCGGATCAGACCAAGCGTTGCATTAATGTCGCTTGCCTTTGGCGCATTCTCATTTTGCGCACCGATGCCAGCAAGAAACCCACCAGAATTAATACCCTGTTGCCACGTAGCCATTGATTACCCCTTAAAACAACGAGCCAAGCAGACCAAGACCAGCACCGATACCAGCACCCCACGGAGTTGATAGCTCGAGAGCACTGGCTATGCCACCACCCAAAAGTGCACCGGATGCAGCACCACTAACCCCCTGCTGCAATGCTGACGGTCGGTTGGCGTTTGCCGCAGCCAGCGCCGCGCTTTGCTGTGAAATCTGACTCATGTTGTTGGCATATGTTTGCCCGGCGTTTGCCTGCCCCTGAAGAGCGCCAAGACCGATATTTGCCAGGTTGTTGTAATTGTTCATTTGTCCAGATAGCCATTGCTGACCAAGCGTTGGTGCGATTGTTGCTAACTGATTACTGGTTGCGGTGGAACCCAATCCACCTGTTGCTTCCGCTGCCGCCAGACTCTGATAGCGAGCCTGACCAGCAAGATCTTTATACTGCTGAGAGTTGTAATACTGGTTAAGCGCCTGACCTTGCCCTTCCAGAGACGATAAGTTCTCGAGGCTGCCGAGATACTTATCAGCCAGAGGAGTAAACGGCTTCAGGTTGTTCATGATGGTGTTGAACTGCTGATTTTGCAGGTCTGCGGCATACTTCTGAGCTTCTGCTGCATACTTTGCGCTTTTATCAGAACTGCCACCTTTCCCGCCTTTTTCAGGGCACCAAGGTTCCTCGCCGCGCAGTTTTCTGCCCAGCTTAAATGCATATAACATGGCTATCTCCCGTGATTCAGGACGTCGATTAGTTCTTCGCGTGTGGCGCTGTAAAATGTCACGTCATCCACGCCTTTGAAGTATTTCTTGATGGTTCCTACACGCTTAAGGCCAATCATTGCGCAGTACATCTGACCGTGGCGGAATTTGCGTGCAGCGAACGATGTGACGCACTGAACGGTGGTGTTAGTCAGAATGTATCGCCAGAACGCCAGCCCAATTTCCTTGCTGAATCCACGAACCTCTGGCAGGTACATGGCGTGGCAATCAAAGGTTAGCGGCTGAATCTCCTGATAGTAAACAATTCCGCCGAACTGCCCGTGCACGTTCACCTCAAAGTAACGGCATTCAGGCTTGTAGTCGTATCCATCACCGTTGTTGCTTCCAGCAATAATGTCAGGGTGATTTCCTACTGCTTCTATCAGGTCGATGTTTCGCGTTGGTTTGAATGTAATCATCAGTCAATCAGCCCATGTAATCTAAGTGCCGTTTCAAGCGCCAGAATACGCTGCCGCGCCTGCTGCAAACCTGTAGCGAGAGATGCGACTTCGGATTGTGTGTACGTAGTGCCGACAGTGTATGACTGGTTAGCGTTGAATGAGCCAAGAAGTGGCGTACCTGTGGCTGCTGTCCACCCTGTCTGACGAGCACCAATAACCTTGGTGCCGCCGACCGAATAGGATGTTGTTACATTGAGGGGAGATGCCAGCGATTGTGTTGCAGTGGCTGTTTTCGATACATAGTCGTCCTGTAATGCAGAAATGTTGCTCTCAGCAGTCGTAACCCGGCCATCAAGAGCGCTGACGTCAGCCTGTAAAGTGACTATTTCTCCTTCAGCCGTGGTTAGTCTGACATCCAGCTCTGCAATTGCCGCAGTATTCGCAGCAATACGGATTTCATGGTCATCTACTTCAATGCGGAGCTGACGAATTCTTTCTTCGTGATCGACCAGAATCACATCCTGCTCATCGTTCCTGACTTGTGCGTCATAAGCGCCCTGTCCGGCCTCGTTGGCCTTGTTCGCCACGTTACCAACATCAGTACCCTGTGCGATAACGTACAACAGATACGACTGCGAGAAGATATTGCGTGGAAGGATTGATGTATCGAGCCGTGTAGCCTGAATGATTACCGGCACATTGAGATTCGAATCAGCCATTAACATGCCTCCATGCCTTGCCATTTACAATTCTACTAACCTTTGAATTGTGAATTCCAAATAATTTAGCAACTTCACACTGAGGAAATCCATTGGCAACCATTTCTTTTATCTTTATGACATCATCATTAGATATTTTAGAATTACCATTCCTTTCTCCTTTTACATTACCTCTCGATTCCAATCCATATGAGTGTGAGATGTTTCCTGATGGAGTAACCCATTCAAGATTTAGATAGTTATTATTATATTTATCACCATCTATATGATTAACCTGTAACCCTTCAGCAAATCCACCGACAAAGTGAGATGCAACAAGCTTATGTATTAGTATGTTCTTTTTTACGCCATCCTTATATAAGCACACATACTTATATCCATTTACGTTATGATTATGCTTCAGCCACCTCCCCTTAATAAGACGCCCCCTCAAATTTACTCTTGAATGCGAGTAAACTCTACCATCATTAGTGATGGCGTACAGTCCTTCATATCCTTCGATATCTTTTGCGTTTTCACTTAACATATCTACTCCTTGAGTTTCGATTTATGTTACACGAATAGAAAGGCCTGATAATGTAACAGGACCTTTTGCAATAACTCTGAATTTAAATCCAATGAGACGTCTAACTCGACCAACTTTTCGCCATAAAACGCGATTGTCATATACAAATGGTTTTTGTAATACGACCATTTGCTCACGACCGTAATTAATTCCATCTGTAGTGGCTGATATAAATATTCTATCTATTCTATCACACACGCCGCCAGATGTTTCTAATTCAAGGTCATTTATTAAAACGTTATCAGCCTTTATTAGAGGGGAATATAAAATATGCTCTTGTTGTTTTTCGTATTGTGAAGATATATCGAATTGCAATTTCCCGGTCACCGATTCCAGCTTATCGCCGCACGTTATCTGATTGCCTTCGTAAATGAAGTCGATAGCGCGGTACACATCGTCATACAGGCCAGTTTTCAACACACACCATTGCGGACCATTGGCGCTTGAAGATGCGTCGTACACCAGAACATGGCGCGGAAGATGGATAATCAGCAGCTCATGCGCATCAAATCGCAGAGACTCCATCACGCCATCAGCCAGTTCATCAGCAGTGTAGGAGCGTAGTATTTTCTCAATGCTCGCGCTGGCGATTGGTGATACCTGACCGGAGCCGATGATATACACAGACGGCGCACCTGTTGCCGGATTGCTGATAAACGCATAGGAATCAGCGAATGGCGTTTTGCAGTAAGTCCCGGCAATGCCTTTCTGCACCATAAGAGATGGCTGTGCGACATACAAAGCAGCACCAACGGTGGTTGCACCAGTCAGGGAGAAATATTCAATCGTCGATGAACCAAAGCAGACGATGAAGTCTCGCCATGTTCCGATGCCGATGATGCCGTCAGGCTGCGATTCTGCGCGATATTGTGCGCTGTATCGGTCAGGGTGCGATTCGTCTTCAAGGTCAGTGATAAACCATGAATCAGTGCCGTCTTTTGACCACGCATAACGCCCACGTAAGCGCGTAATGTCACGAACCGAACCTAACTCATACTGAGTGAATCCGCTATCTGCAGGCCAGTTTGAGACGGTTTTAACCGTGCCATCATAGCGATACTCTACCAGTTGACCATTAACGCCTACAGCCTGAGATGTCCGACCATGCGCCATTGATACACGACCACTTCCGGCAACCTCACCGACTTCACTTTCTCCTTTGTACAGCTTGCCACCACACACACGATAAACAGCACTCTGCGCCATGTTGTACTCGACGCCGCGCGATACGCCGTTCACATCAGAACGTTTTGCAATGCCAGGGAATGAGCGAAGATATCCGCTGCTGTTCAGGATTTCTTTGGGTGTAGCCAGCATATTCACTGGCAGATAGTCGATATAGTCGGCGTTTCGGAAATCTTTGCCGACACCTTTCATAAGCGGAAGTTGCTGAACCGGCATTTATTCGCTCCCGTTATCGCAAGGTTCCTTCCGGTAGAAGTAATTCCAACCGTTCCACTTCGCCAACTGATTACCGCTACCAACAGGCATACGGTTTGGATAACCGGACTTACATTTAGCGGCTTTTGCTCTGTCCATTGCAGACAGTTTGACGAGTCGCTCTTTCCCGTATCTGGCAGTGGTTATAAGTTTTGCAGACGCTTCCAGCGCATAATCTGGAGCAATGCGGCAGGCAAGGTTGAAAATGACGGCATTGATAGCGTTATTTGATAAACCGTGCTCATCGCCCGGATCCGGAGCAACATCTGCATCAGCAAAAATGTAGCCAACGTTGATACCAGGTGACGCATCACCGCCAAGCCATTCAGCCATCATCATTTCAAGGTCGTTGACGCCGTCTTCCATAGACTGCGGTTCGACATCTGTTAACGTGGCATTTGATGCAACACCGAGCTTACGTAATGCCGCAAGGACTAAATCACCCTTCGTTGTCAGGTTCATCTGCTGCCGCCTTAGGTTTTCGACCAGGCTTTTTACGCTGTTTTTCTTCTGGCTCTGGCTCTGCAATAGCCGGACGCAAACTCAGGAGTCGTCCAAGAACATCATTTGCTTCATGACCATCCCACTCTTTCCCGAACTCAAGCTCAGTACCTTCAGGAAGGAACTCGATTTCTTCAACAGGTAGGTGATAAGTGATTTCGCCTTCTGGTGTGGTGATACCAGCAATGATCCAGCCATCCCACTCTTCACCGTCACTGTGTTTGCGAGACCACCACGAAAGCTCAGCGTAAGCATGCATCAGCGATGAGAAGAGGCGTACTCGGTGAGCGTAAAGCTCGTTAAAAGTGTGATAACCGTCGGACACTTCGCCCATATCAACTGGGGAAGTTTCACCTCCGCCAACACTCCCAATTTGATCACCAACAAGAGGATAATCAGGAACATCGTCAGGGTGCTTATACCAGCCATTTGCTAAGTGCACAGCTACATCATCAGGATCAACGGTTTTCGTTTTCAGCTTGCGCCCCCAGATTTTGGTATCTCCGCCGGCCTGAAAAATCATTACGCTCATTGGTATCTCCAATAGAAAAGGGAGCCGAAGCTCCCTCTGGTTATCAAGCAGTCTGGTTAGGCAGACCAACACCAATTGCCTCTGGTCGTACAGCACATGCTGAATACCACACAGCAATACGGCACTTACCAGACAGAGTGTTGATATCACCCTGCGTTGCGAAGATGCCGTTAACACCAATACCAGGAATGCTGAAGGAAGACGTTTTCATGCCAGCAAACAGTTCATGGGTTACCGGGATCGGCTGAGACAGCAGGCGGATTGAGTCATCAGCCCAGAACACGTTAGCGGTGGTTGTTGCCACGTTCAGAACGTTTACCGGAGTAGTATCAGCAAGAGAGGTGTTTACGTTAGCGTAAGCCTTCTCTTCTTTTGTCAGTGACGCGTCATCCAGTGCAATCGGCTTCGGCGTGATTTCGATGTGAGTACCATCGATCACACGGGGGATTGAGAAAGTCGCATCATCAGTCAGCACGTTCTTCGCCATCTGAGACAGGAATTTCACACCAGTGAAACTGATTTTGTCGCCGCGCTTAAATCCGGTGGTGGAGGATACGGTCACCGTTGCAACACGGTTGTCGACGTTCTCTTTGTTACCATCGGTATCAAGAGTGTATGCCTGCGGCTTAAACTTCTGCGCACCAGAAACAGTCACACCAGTAGCGGTTGACTTGGTAACTGCCGGAAGTTTCGGTGAGCGAAGAATTTCATCAAAGCCAGCAATCTGACGCTGAATGGTACCGTTGCGATACGCTTCTTCAGGAACGCGCCCAAAGATGTCACCATCTACCAGGTTGCGGCCTGCTTTGCGGTAATCGTCAGGGTTCAGGAAGTAACTGATGCCCATATCGCGGTTTAGCTCACGGGAGAACATCAGGCGCTCTGCATCAGACACAAAATCCCAGCCAGACAGGCCAGTAGATGGACCAATTGCGCGGGTATCGTGAACAACAAGTGAGCCCATTTCAGTTGCCTGTTTGGCAATTGCTGACTCAATGTTATTCGCCAGTTTTTTGGCGGATGCTTGGATGCGGCGACGGTAAGAACGCTCATCACGCAGGTCATCTGCACGAAGCTCGAAGAAATCGTTATCCGGATCACCCATGTTGCATTTCACGGAGAGTTCCAGAATCCCGGTAGCGTTGCCAGTTAAATCCCAGCCAGTCTGAGTTGGCGCTTCCTGCTCAACAGGCATCCACACGGTGTTGCTTGAACGCTGCATGGATTCTGCCGGAGGGGTGTATTTTGTCACTTTGGACGCCATTGGCGTCAGGTTCTGGACGGTTTCGATGATTTCATCCAGAGCATACGCGACCAGTTGACCTTCATTTAATGCCATTATCGAATTCCTTTATTCAGTTGCGCCTTAAGCTTGCGGTACGTCTCTACATCCCCTTTGTTTGCTGCCGCTTCCATCTGCTTTTCAATCGCAGAGATATTTGCAGCAACAGCGTGCCCCTGAATGGGTTCATCAGGTAACGGGGCTTCTGAAACAGGCTTGGCTCGAGGCTTGAGAGTTAAACGTTCTGACAGTCGAGTGAGTTCAATCAGCGCGGATTGCCCGTCCATCGCCAGCAACTGGCGTGTTTTCTCAGGATTAGCACCAAGGTGATACATGAGAGCGGCGGATTTCTCCGGGAAGAGTCGCATGATGTCGGCACCGACTGCTGGCGGCACCAGTTGCATGAATGCATCCTCTTTCTCCTGATAGTCAGGGATATTGAGCTTTTCCGCTGCGTCGTAGTGCTTACGGGCTGCCTCGACGTATTGCGCTGATTGCTGGGTGAACTCCTGAGTTTTGCGACCCTGCTCGGCGACAGCCTGGCTTCGTGCGTCCATAGCCTTGATCTGCCATTCACTGTTTGCCTGCTGGAAGGCAGCCAGTGCGCGGCTCTGGTCATAGTCGTACTTAGCCAGTGCATCTTCGGAAAGATAATCGTTAGGGTCTGGTTGTTTTGGTAACTCAGGGTTCACCCGCAGGTGCTCCGGCAACTCTCCACGCTTAACCGCTTCCATCTGCTGCTCAAGCTCACGCTGTCGTTTGCGTTCGATGCGGCGACGGGCAAATTCAGCATTAGTTGCCGGGTCTTGTTTTGGTTTCTCATCGTCTTTCAGGACAATCTCGAAGCCTTCTTCCTGGCCTGCGTTGTCGTTGGCATTATCGACAACTAAGCCATCAGCAGATGCCGCTGCATGATTGCCGGGCAGGGTTAATTCTTCAGAAGCCTGAATGTCGGTGGTTTGGTCCATGATTAACTCTCTCTTATTGAGGTGTCTCGGCTACTCCGCCGGAGGGGATTTGAACTTGACGCATAAGATTCGCGAAATCCATGCGTTGTGAATGAGTCTGGTCTGCATCTTTAAGAAGCAGCTCAGCGTTAGCACGAGCATCTTTGCTGCGCTGTTGCTGGAATTGACCTACGAGCTTGAGGTACTCACGCAGTTCTGCCTGCTTGTCGAGGTCCATATTGTTGAAGATTTCTGCAATCTTCGCGGCGTTGAGTTGGTTCTGGGCTTCAACCTTGGCAGCTTCAACCTGAATCTGCGCCTGTTGGTTCTCTGCCTTGAGCAATTCAGCCTGACCTTGCAGAAGGATGCCCTGCGCCTGAATTTGCTCTGCTGATGGCTGCTGCGGCTGTTGTTGTGCCTGCTGCACCATCTCCATCTCTTCAGGTGTTTCTGGTTTCTTCAGCCCCATCATCACCAGTTGCTTGTTCGCGTACTCTCGCATCATCTCGACGCCTTTACCGTCAAGCAGCGTGAAGTATTGCAGCATCAGCATCTGGAACTCTGGAGTACCTTGCGGAACCTTGGTGAGTAACTCCTGAATCTCTGCGCGGTTCTGTTCCTTCATACTCTGGAAGGATGGTCCAACGTCTGTGTAGCACTCATAGCGACCGCGAATGTCGTTGAGTGTGACCACATTGCCGGACTGGTAATCTACAACTTGCGCATAGAGTTGAACGTCTTTCTCGCTTCCATCTTCAAGTGTCAGCGTTACATGACGAGGAACGTCATAAATATCGTTGACCATTGAGGCATAAATCTCGCCATCACGTCGCATTGCGGTAGCCAGGTTATCCTGAAACACGTATGTCTCAAGGTCTGCCCGCGTGTTCAGTTGATTGACGGTATCGAAAGCGACCTGACCATTTGCCGCCTGCGCATCCACGCCAAGACTAGCCACCTCTTTCACTGCGTTGGTGGCAGCCTCAAGCATGTAAGCGTTGGCTTGCGGCACTTCAGGGTTTTCCATGTAGGAGATTGGACCAATCGGCAGGTCGTTACTGTTTTCATCGGTCCTGTTCTGGAGATAGTACGGATAGTCATCATTTCCACCGTACATGTATTCGTAGCCTTCGATTTGCTCAGGGAAGAAGATAGGTTTCTTCTTCGGTGAACGAGCAACAATATCGGCGTTGAACGACATGATCATGTTACGAAGGCGCTGACCGTCTTTCGTCAGCCTTACCACTCCTTCGTAGCACTCCTTGTCACCAGCGAATGACCATTCACCATACACTGGAACGATTGGAATATGCTCTCCGGCTATCTTCTCGCGGTCTTTCAGTATCTTCGTGCAGGTGATGATCGACTTATACACACGCCGACGCTTCACCTTGCGCTCTGCTACCTTAATGAATCCACGATTAGCCAGGTCGTCGATGACGTCTTTGATATCCTGCTGGTAATAGCTGACCGGCTCACCTGTCAGCGGGTCGCGGTAGATGAAGACTTTTTCTTTCTTCTCTTCGACCTCGTAATACTCAGCGACGTAGACGACATCATTCGATACCCACGGAAACAGCCATGTATCGTTCGGATTCTGGAAAGATGGCAAGGTGTCCGGATCAATACCGTAATCCTCTGCGAACTCTTTCCAGCCATTGCGCGACAAGGCGTTAATCACCGTGCAGTGCTTAGCGTCGCTCTTATCCATCTGCTTGCTATTGGCGTCCCATATGACGTGTGAGCAGGCTTCATGGATTGGCAGGCGTCTGATTACCTGATTGTTGCTTGTTGGGTCGTTGTCTTCGTACTGTGTGACCAGACGCCATGCACCAACGCCGGACTCTATCTGCTCACGAACGCCAACGTTAACGGCAATCTTTGCCGTGTTATGGCGCATATCAGTACGATACATCCCCATCAACAAATCGGCTGCATCAGGATTAGCGCCGTCTTTGGGTCGGAAGAGAACGTCGATAGGGTTCCGGCGCATCTCTGCGACCAGTTTCCTGACCACCGGGCGAACAACATCGAATTGTCCGCGATATTGCAGGGTAGTGTAGTTTGATAGCCAGTCATCCCATTGCGACACTCGGCTAAAATACAGGTCATTTGTCGCCTCGGTTCTGGCTTCATCGCTCGCCATCCAGTCCGCGTCAAACTTACACAGAATGGAATTGAGTCTGTTTTCGTCGGCCATTTAAGTTCTCCGTGCGATGGGCCTGATTGGGGCTGGTATCTTTTTCTCTTTTGGTTTTTTGATGTCGCGCATCATTTTGGCGAAGCGGCGCATCATGTATGCATAGCGAACGGCTGAGAGAACATCGTCGTTAAGCTTGACGATCTTCCCGTTTTCATCACGGTGATAGAGGCGGAACTCCTCAAAGAATGGCTCACAGGTGTTGAATACTTTGAAGCGACCATCGAGCATCATGTCGCGCAATTCAGTGATGCCAGGCTCCACAGCATTACCGCCATCAGGCCATGTCGCATGCTCCTGCAACATCATAAAACCAGCGTCGGCATACTGCCCTTTGAGCTGCTCACCGCCGCCCTTCTCATGCTGGTTTCCGTCATGAGGCCATGCGGTTGGCACTTTATGCGCCCATGATTTAACGGCTCCCCACGCCTGAACGGCTGTTTTTTCTTTCGCCTTCCACACGCGTGAAACGTAGATTGTGTCTGCGTCCTTATCCCACCAAAGCTGAACCTGCGCCTGTGGGTGATCCCATCCGAAATCCATCCCGCCAATTACGTAGAAGTGATCAGGACACTCGAACGGCTGACACTTAATCGTCTCTTCCGGTATCTGGAAGATTCGACCGCTACCCATCGTAGGAATACCGCGAGCACGCGCCTCTCTCTCATGCTCTGGATAGGATGCGATGATTTGCTCTTTCTGCTCGTCGGTATAGTGCTCAGCGTCATAGATGGTCATGTTGACCACTTTCTGCGACTTGCTGGGATTCTTCAGGAACTTGGTAACAACGTCAGACATCCCCATCAGCGGGGTAAACGTCAGAATTGAGAATTGCCCGTATTTGTTGGTACGGGTAAGACCTTCGCCATAAATGCTGTATGGTGGCTCTTCGTCAAACCACACGCCGTGGATTGTGTCCCCCTGCCAGCGAGCACGGCCTTGCGAGTATGGTTTGAAGTAGCAGATTGAAATGCCATCTTCAACGCCATCAGCCGTGTGATGCTTAACCAGAAGGTGATCAACAAGGTTCGGAAAGAAAGGAGACTTCTTCCAGCTAATGATGTCCTCTTTCGGTATGGAACCGTAGCCAGGCTCACCATTCTCTTCGATACGACCGCACAGGATGCGTTGAGTAGTTTTGGTTACAGTCTCGTTTGTCTCGCCGCCAATCCAGAAGACAACAGGCTCATAGAAACGCTTACCTTTCCACTCCCCGCCATATTTACCATCAGCCGGATAGCCTTTTGTTCCCGGATAACGCCCGGTAAGGTGAAACGCGACTTCGGCAGCACCAGTAAATGACTTACCAAGCTGGTTACCAGCCATAAAACAGCGCTCTGGATAGTCATGCCCGGCGTCGATGAACTCACGTTGTTTGCTGTATGGCGTAAATTCATATAGCAGGTGTGTGTTACGGTAGTTCTCTTCTTCTTCGAGTAGCTCGAGCAATTCGATTTGCTCTTCGTCGCTCAGGTTATCAAGAATCGCGTCCAGTTCCACGGTTGAATAGCTCCTTGATACGAGAGCGCCGCTTATCGCGATCTCCCTTATCAGGTGTCACGTCTTCAACTTGCGACTGCTCTTTGAGGCCCAAATCACGGGCGATGATGTTAGCGTTGAGAAGGTCAGCGGCTGCGCCAGAGAATTTCTGATCGTAGATGACCTGCTCTGCTCGCGTAACGACTTCAGATAAATCTTCTCGCAGGCGATATGTGCGCCATGTTTCAAGCGTCACATCAATGAACAGAGTGAGGCCGGTAATGGTCATCGCTCGCATCTTGGCGATAGGCTCTTGTATCACTTCACCCTGATACGAGAACGCCTTCATCTCCCATAGCGGGTTAGCTTCCACCCACTCGAAGTATTCACAACAAGCAGCCCACAGCTCCTCAGGCGATTCGAATTTAGGATTTCGCCCATGACTACTGCGGGCCTCCCAAAATCGGTTGCCCTTTGGTGCTGCCATATTCATCTCACTTAGTTGTTATTTCAGGTTAAGGACTCTTTCGCGCTTTCAATCAGTGACTGCTTCAGCAATTCAAGTGTGCCAATCGCCTCGCATAAACTGATTTCACCATCGTAATCATGAATGACGCTTTCCAGCCGCTCGTATAGCTCTTGAGTAATTGGGAATTTCTTCTCCTTACCCAAATTGATTACGCGGCTCACATCATGCTCCGGTAGTGAACAGGTCTAACGCTTCCTTAGATTTACGCACCGCTTCAAGTGTGCGGATCGTGATATCTGAATTAGCGCCGCCTGACTGGAAGTGAATTTTGAATAGCTCAAGCTTCAGTTCGTCAGTGCCAATGAACTGAAATGCTTCCTCCGCGGCTGCGTTCTGGTTCATGACCAGTTTGTAAATCTCTAACTGGAATTTCTGTTCTTCAGTCATGGGAATAATCTCTGCCATTGTTGGCTCCGTTTATCCGTTAAAAGGGATATCAGTTAAGTTATCCCGTGTAGGGTATAAGCCATTGTCGAGACCACTCATTGAATGGTCTCTGCAATAACCGATGTCTTTCCATCAGTCCGCCACCACAAAGAATCTTTTTTGCCATAAGGCTGGAGGTTCATCTTTCAGTGGCTGCCAGTGTTATTTCCCCACTTACTGGCTTGGGTTGTTTCGCGGTACTGCCGTAATGCAAAAACTGGATTAACCTGCGAAATCACACCATTCCGGGCAAATACATTTGCACTTCATTTGCCGCTCTCTCACGTGCAACATGAAGCAATCTTTTTCGCCCACCAACGCCCCACTTAGCCATTTGGCTTGCGCACTGGCTTATCGCTTTGGTTTCAGTATTGATGATGTGATCGATTCTATTCAGACGGGACATTGCGCCAACGCCGAGACGGACAACCGTTTTGAAAACTTCATAAACTTCGATTTCAAATTCCGGCTTAATCCATGCTGCATATCTGATTGCCAGAAGTTCAACACCCCACACACCTGGTTCTGCACCACCTTTGATTGTTTTAAGTGGTTGAATTTGTTCCAAAGTGCTTTTTTGCACTTTGGCCTCCAGTGCTTTTATGAAGCGTTTTATCTGCGCGCTACGCAAAAACTGGCTTGGGCGCTGTTGCTCTGTAGCCTCTCCATTTGCAACTGCTGCTGCATGGAGATCGTTTAAGTTGTAGCGTCCATCCTCATCAACACGAACGGACACACCATTGACAATAACTGTTGGGTACTTCATCAGTGATTACCTTTTAGTGATGAACCTTGTCACACAGGATTCCGGCCCACAGAAAGGCACCGATCACCAAACCGGCATCCTCAAGGGTCATCCTGAAAGGTTCTGTGTTCAGAAGTCGCGCGTGTGAAGCGCGTTTACTGCGGACATAAAAAAGCCCCGCATCGCGAGGCTCATTAAATGGACTTTGTGATTTGCAAAAAAATTATTTCAGGCATTGCGTCCTGATGTATTCCTGCAGATAGTTAACCTGCGCGGTTATCCTGTCGATTCCACTTCTGAGACGGTAATAATTGAGTTCAGCATCTGCTGTAAGTCTTGGGCTTTCTCCATCGCCCATGCTGCTGGCTCCGGTCGTTGACTTTGCACAGGTGGCGGCGACTTGCAGGCGCTTACGCCCAGCAGAAACATCAGCACGGAGACTTTCGATAGTCGCGTTAGCATCAGCAAGCTCCTTTGTGTATCTGGCGTCAAGTTCTGCTACATCACGTTGACGCTTCTGCATGTCAGCGATTGTGGATGTGGCTTTATCTCGCTGCTCTTTGTAGGCGATGGCGTTATCACGGTAATGATTAACAGACCATAACAGGCAGACGATGATGCAGATAACCAGAGCGGAGATAATCGCAGTGACTCTGCTCATACCTCAATCTCTCTGACCGTTCCGCCCGCTTCTTTGAATTTTGCAATCAAACTGTCAACCTTATGCTCGAACTGACCGTAACCAGCACCCGGCAGTGAAGCCCAGATATTGCTGCAACGGTCGATTGCCTGACGGATATCACCGCGATCAATCATCGGTAAAGCGCCACGCTCTTTAATCTGCTGCAATGCCACAGCGTCCTGACTTTTGGGGGAGAAATCTTTCAGGCCAAGCTGCTTACGATAGGAATCCCACCAACGGGAAAGAAGCTGGTAGCGCCCGGCTGCTGTTGATTTGAGTTTTGGGTTTAGCGTGACCAGTTTGCGAGGGTGATCGGAGTAATCAGTGAATAGCTCTCCGCCAACAATGACGTCATAACCATGATTTCTGGTTTTCTGTCGTCCGTTATCAGTTCCCTCTGACCACGCCAGCATATCGAGGAACGCCTTACGTTGATTATTGATTTCCACCATCTTCTACTCCGGCTTTTTTAGCAGCGAAGCGTTTGATAAGCGAACCAATCGAGTCAGTACCGATGTAGCCGATGAACACGCTCGTTATATAAGCGAGATTGCTACTTAATCCGGCGAAGTCGAGAAGGTCACGAATGAACCAGGCGATAATGGCGCACATCGTTGCGTCGATTACTGTTTTTGTAAACGCACCGCCATTATACCTGCCGCGAAGGTACGCCATTGCAAACGCAAGGATTGCCCCGATGCCTTGTTCCTTTGCCGCGAGAATGGCGGCTAACAGGTCATGTTTTTCTGGCATCTTCATGTCTTACCCCCAATAAGGGGATTTGCTCTATTTAATTAGGAATAAGGTCGATTACTGATAGAACAAATCCAGGCTACTGTGTTTAGTAATCAGATTTGTTCGTGACCGATATGCACGGGCAAAACGGCATGAGGTTGTTAGCGCAACCTCCTGCCACCCGCTTTCACGAAGGTCATGTGTAGAAGGCCGCAGCGTAACTATCACTGATGAATTCAGGATAGTCAGTGGCTACGGCCCAGTTATGGTGCTGGTTAACGGACTTGAACCGCTACCCATTCGCTTACAAGGCGACTGCTCTACCATTGGAGCTAAACCAGCATATTTGGCGGGACAGCGTGGACTCGAACCACGATAAGAAGGTTAACAGCCTTCCGTAATGACCTTTATACGACTGACCCAAATAAAAAAGCCACCGTTGCAACTTAAGAGTCACTAACGGCAGCTTACCCTCTAATTATGGCTAAATGGCTAATTGCATGTCAAGGTTTTTAACAGCAACATGCTTAACTTTCTCAACACATTTACGCATTTTGAAAGCATTTTGCATTGGTTGGTACAAAACAAATAATGACGCTTTCAGGATGTCGTCAATTTCGTTTCTACAGGTTGCCAGTGAAGGTTTTCTCCATCCCTCGCCACCACGTCCACACATCTTGCGTGGCTTTGCAGTCGCGTGATAGTAGGATGCAATTGCTCGCTTAGATGAACCATGAGCGTAGTAGCTGAGGAGGATGCCAAAGGCTTTTTTGTCAATGTACATGACGGAATCGACGACCTGAGAAATCAACATTCCATCATCATCATTGCACATTGGCCTTGTCATAACTCTTCCCGGCTCTACGCTCTCCATGAACTTCGCTATTACGCTGCTCATGCGCTTTTCCAAGCGACCTGAATAAACCCATGCGCCCCACAGTTCAAGCCAGCCATTCAGCCAATCGTGCTGTTCTTTGGTGAGGTTTAGTTCTCTTATGCCCACGCGCCTTCTCCCTGTACCTGAATCAATGTGAGGTTTCCGCAGAACACTGCGCCGGTATCGATATACATCTGGTTGGCAAACTTGAGTGGTTTCACTGCTGGCGTATGACCAAAGATGAACGTGTCCGCTCCTTTGATTTCTTTCACGATCCCGTCTTGTGAGTTGCTGATTCGTTCGCGGTTCCAGATTACCTGCTGATGATCAACTGGCTTTCCAAACTCGTATTCGTCACAAGGATAATCGGCGTGGCAGATGACATATTTTTTACCTTTGCTCACCAGTTCAATGATTAACGGAAGTTCATCTGCTTTATGGGCAAGAGCTTTAGCCAGAATTTCTTTGTCGTAATCGAGATTAAAGAACCAGCCACCGCCATTAAGCAGCCAGTGATTGACGTTTCCACGCTCTGATAAGCCATCAATCATCATTTGCTCATGGTTTCCACGTACAGCTCTGAACCAGGGGAATGTGATTAATTCCAGACATTCGACGTTCTCTGTACCGCGATCAACCAAATCGCCCACCGAGATAAGCAGGTCTTTTTTGGTGTCGAATCCTATCGTCTCCAGTTTTTTCATCAGGTTCGTGTAGCATCCGTGCAGGTCGCCAGCTACCCAAATATTTCGGTATTTGCTGCCATCAATTTTTTCGTAATAGCGCATCTCTTTCACTCCATCCGCGATGAACCATGAGAACGTCGTTGACGATGGCGTGCATTTTCCCGTCTTTATCATCAACGTATTTTCTGACCGTACCGCGACTACATTTCAGTCTGCGTGCTACTTCTGTCTGGTTTCCGTATGCTTCAACGAGCATGTCTGGAATGGTTTTTACTGAGAACGTCATGCGGCCTCACTTCTGCTATTTCGCAGGTCTTTGAGTTTCTGCTGATACTCCGCCTTGATGGCCCTGCCCTCTTCGACAGTCCAGCGATGGCGGTTATGGTTTGATTCGATTTCGTCTACTGCTTCCTGCCCGATGCGATTAATCAGTTCGACGCGATACGGAACGAGATTTCCGCTTTTGTGCTGGTTGCACACCACGCATTGCTTGTGAATATTGCGTTCATCAAATCGGAGTTGAGGTGCCGCAGCAGTTGTCCGGTAATGTCCGGCATCCCACTGAGCAGACGTGAGCGTTCCGCACGAGATACATGGTAAGTCGCGGTCTCTTTCTCTGATGAAGGCGTTTACGGCTTGTTGGGCTTGTTTAATCCAGTAACTGCGGGGCTTTAAGGCGAGTTTTCGAATCTTAAGTTTATCTTTCTGTTTCTGATCCTCTCGTCGTCGTTTCTTCTCTGCTGCTTTTTCCGCTTTTTCGCGTTCTTTACTTCGTCGTTCGAGTGCTATCTTGGTTCCACACTCTGGAGAGCACCACCACTGATTGGCGAATGCAGGGTGAAACCATTCCCGACATTCATCGTTTTTACATCGTCTTCGCGCTGGTTTAGCCATCGTCTTCTTCCTCGTGCATCGAGCTATTCGGATCGCTCATCAGTTCTGCGCAGCAGTGCTCACACACGTGAACTTCCAGCACATGCAGCTTCTGACCGCAGTTAGCGCACGTTAAAGCTCGCTCGACGCTTTCTTTCTGGTATTGAAGGGATTGGGATGGGCTAAGCATTATTGGCGTCCTGCATCATGAGAAATACAATCATGGCGGCGCGGAGTGGAGATTCACCGCAGAAGTAGTAGCCAGGAATATTTTCCCATTCCCAACAACCTTCCTCTAAATCACCTCCTGACCATGCGCACCATTCTTTTTCCGCTGTCATCCACATAGTGCTGATTTTGCTTTCAGTGATAATTGGCCACGCGTATTCAGGATTATTGCAAGGATTGAAGCAATTTCCGTTTGAAGAACGGAAGCCATTAATATCCCTTTTTTGCGTCTGCCAAATAGGACCTCTTTCGTCAGTGGGGATCTCAGAATCGAAGTCTGCTTCGTCATCAGGTATGAAGAAATGCTCCTCCATATCTAAAGCCTCACATACTCGTCTGTTAATTTCAAAATCACTTAACTGTGAATAATCCATTGTCATTTCCTCGCACGATGTCTTAGCCACCGGATATCCCACAGGTGAGCCGTGTAGTTGAAGGTTTTTACGTCAGATTCTTTTGGGATTGGCTTGCGTTTTTTTCTGGAGCGTTTCGTTGGAAGGTATTTGCAGTTTTCGCAGATGATGTCGGTGAAACTTCGTCGCTGTCGCCTCATGCCGCCCTCCTGACGCCCTGCCCGATCGCCATCAATGCCGCTTTGGATACGGTAGTAAACATCCGTCGAGGACTGATGAACGGTCGCCAAATCAGCAGCATGGAGCCTTTGCTGTTTCCCTTCTTCTCCAGCCCTGTCGATGGTTCGATAAAATTAATCCGTCCATCAGTGATAATGCGAACTTCGTCGACACTCTCCAGAGCCTTGCTGAACCATCCGACTGACATATCCTCTGGCACAAGCATAACTACCGTCTGTCGCTGTTGTATACACTGCTCAGCGGCTTTTTCCACCCACGGCCTGATATTGCTGTACGGTGGGTTATTCCAGATTGCACCGTGGCTTACCCACTCAGAATTGAGCGCGTCGTCGGCCTCAGTTAGCCAGTGAGCGCACAGAGCGTTTTTGTCGCTCGCTGCCGAATCCAGCCAGAATCCAAACTCAATATCCAGTGCATCAAAAAGCCAAAGCGGCGTCTGCCAGCAGTCTCTAACTTCTTTTGGTGTTTCTGATTTATGCTTAATCATACAACCCTCGCATATTGTCCGTGATATTTGTTGATAGCCTCACTGGCAACCAAACAAGCAAGTTCAAGATCTTCATAGAGCCCAAAATACAACCGGCCAAAATCTGTGCGCACTTGAACGGCCCATTTATTTTTTGCTTGTTCCATAAAACATTTTTTATTCCAGAACGGCTATTGCACTTAGTTTTCTGATTTCGGCTGTTTGCTATCCGGCTTGCCTCCCTAAGATTTTTTGGGGAATTGTCCAGCCTGTTTCCGTTAATATGGTCAATATTTTTCAATGGCATTCTTTTGTTGTGCAGCGCAAAAACAACTACGTGAACAAACATCTGAATACCTGCAAAACACACCTGTCTATACCCAGATCCATTTATCGATGTTTTAATTTCATCTCCTGCCCGGTGGCTGTGGTTGGGGTGTTTTAGCGAGTCCTTTTTGTATCTGACTGTATCTCCGTCTAAATACAGATAATCCTCAATAAGTGTCAACGACGGATGAAAAGTGATCCACTTATATCTCCACCAACGGCCCAATATTGATCCACCGTTTTACTCAGGATTAGCTTCTGCTATAACCCCGGCCTTTCGTTTCTGTCTGAGTCGATAGCTTTCTCCTTTGATTTGAATGACATGTGAGTGGTGTAAGATACGGTCCAGCATCGCTGAGGTCAGGGCTGCATCACCGGCGAACGTTTGATCCCACTGCCCGAACGGCAGATTGGATGTCAGGATCATTGCGCTCTTTTCGTAACGTTTAGCAATGACCTGGAAGAACAGTTTTGCTTCTTCCTGACTGAACGGCAGATAGCCTATTTCATC